ATTGCTGCGTAACCTCGCCGCCGTATTGGGGCTTGCGGGATTATGGCACGGCTAAGTGGGAAGGTGGTGTTCTAGGGTGCGATCATCAGGAAAGCGCGCCATCTCGCACCGCCGCGAGCATCGCATCATCCAGTCTCGACGGCGGAAAGGGCAGCGTTCACCTAAGTCACCAGTTTAAGGGCGATTGCCTGCGCTGCGGTGCCCGACGCATCGACTCCCAGATCGGCCTCGAATCCACCTATCAGGAATACGTCGAGCAGATGGTGGCCGTGTTCCGCGAGGTGCGGCGGGTCATGAGACGGGACGGCACATGCTGGCTCAATCTGGGCGACTCCTATGCCGCGTCGCGTTCGTACCAAGTCACCGACAACATGAATCCCGCAGTCGGCCCTACGCGCCACCTAGGCCGCGCTGTGCCGCCCGCCGGGCTCAAGCAAAAGGATTTAGTGGGCATCCCCTGGCGCGTCGCCTTCGCGCTCCAGGACGATGGGTGGTATCTGAGACAAGACCTGATCTGGTCAAAACCCAACCCGATGCCGGAGAGCGTCACGGATCGATGCACGAAGGCGCACGAGTATCTGTTTCTGCTGACCAAGAGCGCAAGATACTACTACGATGCGGAGGCGATCAAGGAAGGCGCTAGCGCGAACACGCACGCTCGCGGCTCGGGTATCGGTATCAAGAACGCCACGGTCGACCGATCGAGCAACATCCTACATAACAGCGACTATGCGTCAAAAATCAATGGCTATGTGGATCGCCGCAACAAGCGATCCGTCTGGGAAGTCGCCACACAGCCCTTTAGTGAAGCCCACTTCGCCACCTTCCCGCCAGCCCTGATAGAGCCATGTATCCTCGCGGGGTGCCCGAAGGGAGGGACGGTCCTTGATCCCTTCGGTGGCGCCGGCACCACCGGCCTCGTCGCCGATCGGCTCCAGCGTTCTGCCATCCTGATCGAACTCAATCCCGAATATGCCGCAATGGCGCAGCGCCGCATCTATGGCGATTCCCCTCTTTTTACACAGACTGCCGCAGAATAGACGTGCGTTCCATGGCTGCCCCCTTGCAATCCGTCTAAATAGGCGTAGAGAGGGAACCAGCGCATTCTTGTTCCGTGCCATTGGGTTGGGCAAAATGCGCTGCGGTCATGACTAGGATCGCAAGGCCCTTGGAAGGCCAAATGGCCTCGGGGCTGATAAAGATTCGAGATTTGCGCACCGGCCGGGACGATCACCCTGGCCTCCGCCAACAAGCGATCGGATGTGATGGCCCGGTCGGGGCGCACCAAGTTTGGCCGGTGAGTGCTGTTCTGGGAAGGCAGATAAGTTCCGCTTCGGCGGTAAAATTGCCCCCGTAACCAATCGGGCCCGGCCGCCAATTAAGGAATCCATAGGAATCATTCCCTTGTCCGAGTCCGAGGTTGTAGAAGCTCCGGGTTGTAAGCCGCTGCGGATTGCATCGCATGAGCGGTATGCCCGCGCGCGCGCCGAAATGCACACCGCCGTAGAGGCGGCCCGGATCGCCGGATATGCCGACAAAAGCGGCGCCATCACGAAAGTAGAGCGGCGCCGCGATGTCCGGGAGCGGATTGAATACCTGACGGGCCAGCCCGAAGAAACGATCAAGGCCAAGCGGCTTGCGCTAGAAGCCTGGCTGTGGCGCGTGCTCCGCTACGATCCCATGATTTTTTGGGACGGTTCCCGGTTGAGGGAATGGGACCAGATTGACCCCGAAGACCGCACCATGATCGAGGGGCTGATGTTCACCGAAAAGGGCAAGCCGAATCTAAGGGTCGTCTCCCGGCTCGCTGCCCACATCGAACTCCGCAAAATGCTCGGCGGGGATGCGCCGCAGAAAGTGGCCCAGACCGATCCGAGCGGCGAGCACGCGGCCCCGTTGGCTCCGGTGATCAATCTCAGCGGGCGGCCGGAGGCGGCTTAAACTTCAGTCCGATCGAGCGCGACCAGCGCCCGCACAAGCTTTGCAACGATATCAGGAATGTCCGCGTCGCCCTGCGCATACCGAATGGACTGGCGACGCGAGATTCCCAGCACTGGACCGGCGGCATAAGGAGTAAGGCCCAGCTTGTGGAGTTGGGCCGTGTATTGGGCGGGGGTCATGGCGGCCCCTCAGTTGCAGGTGAAAGAGCCGATGCCGTGATTCTTGCCGCCGCACGAGCACTCGCAATTCATTGTGCGGCCCTTGGCGAACATGCAACGCGCGTCGCATTGGTGCTTTGAAGGATTGGACTTGTAGAACACCGACCGTTCCACCGGAACCGCATCGCGCCAAGCCGCGCCAGCGGCAACGCCAACCATCATCGAAAAGCTGTCAACGCGCTTTCCCTTGACGCCAGGAAACTTGACCGCGAATTCCTTATTGTTCATCGTGGAAATTGCGATCAGTTGAGTGTCGCCGTTGAAGTGCTTCATTGCCATTTCCGTCTCCCCGTGGCTCGATGATTGATAGTGTCACAGCGTCACCGTGATGTCAACAGGTCATCAAAAAATAAATGAGCACCGGCCATCTTCACGGCGAGGAGAAAAAATCCGACGCAGAGCTGCACAAGATGCTCGGCGAAGGAGACACGCCTGATCTTTACGGCCGCAAGGTCAAGCTCGATACGTCGCACGACATTCCCTACGCGGGCGGCATCAGCGTTGACGGCAAAACTGTCTACATCGATCGGACGCTGTACTTAGATATGATATATGGCAGGCTTGGCGTTCGTGGTATGAGCGGACGCGATCTTAGGCAGGCATGGATTGAGCACGAACACACCGAATGGGCGATCGACGCAGGCGATAACCCCGTTGACACCTATCCCGCCGCCCATGCGTTTGCGACAGCAAGCGAGCATCATCACGTGATGGTCTTCGGCGTCAACCCCGAGCGCTACGAAGAGGCCATCCGCCCGGCGCTCGAGCGGTGCCTCAAGCGTGATCCCGAGAACCCGCCCCATGACCTATGGTGCGGTCCCTATCTCGACGATCCAACGCCACGGGACAGAGAACTGCTGCGGATATTCCGCGCTAAGGGCGTGGTCGACGCCTTCAAGGCGAGCAAGATCACCGCGGTCTACGGAATCGGTGATCGGGAATGCAAGGACTGCCGATATTTCGGCGGGGGCGAGTTGTCGTCATGCGAGAAGGTCTGCGGACTCGTGAGGGCGAATCGTCATTGTAAATGGTGGACGGAAAAGCGCTCGTCCCGTGCGAGCTAGACATTTGGGCGGATGTGCAAGTTGCTAATTCTATCGCGATTGGACACATCAAAGCGCGCGTTGATGCAGACAAAAGGCGTTATCCTATGAAGGACTACCGCGACGACCATTCCAAGTATGGCGAAGCCAAAGACCTCATTCCCAAACAACAAATTATGAACGATCTGCATCAGTCTATGACAGACTACAGCGCGACCACTGGAAAGCAATCGATACCGCCATGACACCATTCGAACACCATCCCGATCCAGTCGAGACAGAGGAAATAGGAGCCTAACGTGGCCGAAAGCATGAAGTCCCTCTACCGGCGCGGCGCAATCTCCGGCAATCAAATGCGCAAGATGGGCGGCCATCGCGAGCCCGACGCGGACGATCGCAGAAACGGAGGCAAGCCTGCTATCCTGCGCAAAACGACATCCCAACGCGGCAGGATGACCGACTTCGACGGCAAGGCCGGCAAACGTGACCAAGGCGGCGTTCGTGACCGCGGCGCAGTGCCGGGCAATGAGATAAATCACCCAACCAATCAGCGAGCCGGCGCGATGCCCTCCCGAGGCGCACGCGTCAACAAGGGTGGGCAGCCGAGCGTCCGGCACATAGATGAGGATCAGAATCCCAAATTTCCCTCGGGTGCCAGCGTAAAAAAAAACGCTAGGCCGGTAGGACGCCAGGGCCTCGGCGGCACGTCGCCTGGCTTGCGGAGTTCGGGGCCACAGTATGGCGGGCCGTCATCGCGGAAATACGGCTGAGGGCACGATGGATAATGAGATTGTGCATATCGAACAGCGCTGGTGTGTTGTTTTCAGCAGCGGCGTGATCACCTGCCACTCAAAAGAAGAGGCGCTGGAATTGCTGGCAACCGTCAACTTTGTTGACGGCAAGCAGTGGACGCCAAAACAAATAGCTGAAATGCACAGCGCGCGGAACGAAGCGGGACGCCGCTGATGTCAGGCTTCGGCGTCGCCCCTCTAAGGCAATCGAACGGCGAGGATTCATCAATGCCATGGAACTCGAAATCGTTCGCGAGCCGTCATAATCACGCCCTCTCCGGTGCCGGAGCCGCCAAGGCCGCCTCGGTCGCGAACGCGATCCTTCGGGATAGCGGTGACGAGGGCAAGGCCATCCGGATTGCAAACTCCAAGGTCAAGGGCATGCGCAAGAGGGGCCGTATCTCGGACAAGGCACACGCCAAGCATAGCTCGGGGCTCGACGGTGAGCGGGATGTGGACGCGGCTACCGCTTGAATATCTATCACGCACCGCACCGCGTCGCGTCGCTCAGCATCGCGTCGCTCAGCATCGCAACGCACCGCGTCGCACCGCAACGTTTCGCGTCGCTCCGCAACGTTCTTATTCATTCAAATTCCCTAGCCACTACTAGGGAGAGCGATGAAGATGAATCCCGAGACTCCATCGTCTCCGGGTGATGCTTCATCGAGCATGAAGTGTCCCCTGACAAATCGCTCCGGGCGTAGTGGGCTCGGAGACGATGGAGAACTTCGCAATGAAAATTGTTACAGCGCATCTCAAAAGCATATCACCCTATTCACAGGCGAAGCACTACGAAGTAGAAAAGTTACAAGGTGAGTCGCACGACGACTATTACCGCCGCACTTGGCGCAATCATATGCACGCCGACGGCAACGGAATGACGTTCATCTCTCCAGGAGCATTCAAAAACTGCCTATCAGAATCCGCTTTATTCATGTCCATCCCTGTTCCTGGAGGAGGAAAGGCGAAGTACACCAAGAATTTCGAGGCCGGCGTAATGGTAATTACGCCAGTGCCGCTTGGTGTGCACCGAGACAAAGTCGAATGCGAATGCCTGTTTTTGCCTTCGGACGGAAAACGTGGCGGGTCGAAACGGGTCAATAAATATTATCCATTCTTTCCCAAATGGGAGGCGTCCGTCGAGTTTGTGATTGTGGACGATACGGTGTTGCAATCGTCAGTAATCGATAAGTCCAAGACCGTATTCGAGCAAGTTCTTATCGGGGCTGGTCAGTTTATTGGTATCGGTCGGTTTAGACCTCGCAAAAATGGATGGTATGGAAGATTCTCGGTGGAGAGCATTAAAATCGAGCAAGGAGTGTAACCTGTGCCCGATTTCAAGCAATCGCGCGAAAGTCAGATTATATATGATCTCTTTCGCAACATCCGCAATAGAGACCCGGCGCTGATCACTTGGGACGAGTTGCTGGAGGCAACGGGGAAACAGCGCCGCACCCAGATTGCCGGCGCAATCATGACGGCAACTCGCCGCGCTAGAAAAGACGATCAACTTGTCATCGAATGTGATCGAGGACTCGGATATCGGCTGCGTATAGACAAAGAATTATCCATCAGTGGACAACGAGCAATCGATCGGTCTCGACGTATCCAACGGACGGGACTACAAAAGATGGATTGTGCGGACATCAGCAAACTCGATGCTGAGAACAAAGCAATTCACAATGTTCGCAAAAGTGTGCTTGAACTTGGAATGCTCACGACCCGCCCGAGGACGGTGGCAAGCGTCACGCAGATGGTTATGCGGAAACATAATCAGCTTGACGAGCAAGAGTTGCTAGCAGCCGCCAAAGAAGCTCTGAGCCGCCGGTAATAACTACTACACTGCGGCGCCGCAACTTGACGCTGCGCGCCGCAGTGCCGCACCCCGCAGCGCATCTCGCCGCATCGCCGCACCCCGCCGCGCATCGCGACGCTTCGCTCTGCAACTCAACGCAACGAATTATGAGCGTCTCCGTGATCCGCACTCGACGTAAGAGGCGAAAGTTCATGTGGTCCCTCCATCAATTATGGCTTCGCTGGAAATATTGGCGCGCCACAATTCGTAATGGTCACAAGTTTCACGGGTCGGTATGGAGATGGCTACTCAATTGGCCGTGATCCGCACTCGACGTAAGAGGCGAAAGTTCATGTGGTCCCTCCATCAATTATGGCTTCGCTGGAAATATTGGCGCGCCACAATTCGTAATGGTCACAAGTTTCACGGGTCGGTATGGAGATGGCTACTCAATTGGGAGATACCAATCAATTATAAGTTGCTGAAAAGCGACCCCGATTATGAGCGTCGATTAATGGCATTTAAGCATGAGCAACCGCCGCCCTCTTGAGCTTGATCTACATCTGCATCCCAAACAGTGGATAGCATTCGAGACCGGGGCAACAGAGGTTCTATTCGGCGGCGCGGCCGGTGGCGGAAAATCGATGTGCATGCGTATTGCTGGCGTCGTTTGGGGCGCCGCAATTCCAGGACTGCAAATCTATCTCTTCCGCCGCAGCCGTCTTGATCTGATCAAGAATCACATGGAGGGCCCCAACGGCTTTCGCGCGCTATTGGCTGGATGGGCTAACAGTGGCTTCTGTTCGGTCATCGAGGACGAGATTCGCTTCTGGAACGGAAGCAAGATTTATCTTTGCCACTGCAAAGACGAAAAGGATATCTACCGCTACCAGGGCGCCGAGATTCACGTTCTATTGATGGATGAACTTACCCATTTTTCGTCCACAATGTACCGATTTCTCCGCAATCGCGTCCGCATGGTCGGAATTGATCTGCCGTCTCAATATGCCGGTCGGTTTCCTCGCATCTTTGCGAGTGCAAACCCAGGAAACATCGGACATCTGTGGGTCAAGGAAACATTCATCGCGGGCGTGCAGCCTTTAGTTGCCCGTTTGATGCCCGCCTCTGAAGGCGGAATGATCCGCCAATTCATCCCCGCTCGGTTGGAAGACAACCCGAGCATGATGCAGGACGATCCCGGCTATGAACAGCGCCTTGAAGGTTTGGGCTCGGAAGCTCTCGTCAAGGCGATGCGGTACGGCGATTGGGATGTTGTCGATGGCGCCTTCTTCGACTGTTGGCGCAATGACAAGCACGTTATCCCGCCGTTCTCTATTCCGCCGGATTGGCTGCGCTTTCGCAGCGGTGACTGGGGTTCGGCTTCTCCCGCAAGTATTGGATGGTGGGCAGTCGTCCAAGATGATTTCGAAATCCCCGCTGTGGGTGATCGACTTGGAAGGCGGCGATTTCATCAAGACCACGCACCCAATAGATGCTTGGACCCAATTGGAGAAATTGGCGAGGACGGCGCCGCGGTGCAGGCCGGTATCGTGCTCCGTCGAGGCTCCCTCGAAGACGAACCGGATATTTCAGGACGACGACTTGACTTACAACGGGCTGATCATCCGGGACAGCGCAACGGGGAATCCGATCGACTTGGGATGGAACACGCCGGACGAGGAGGCTTGATCCTCCGTCGCGGCTCTCTCATCCGCTATCGTGAGGATTACATCTCCTGCGGCCCCAACAAGGGCCTAAAGCTCACCGCCGAACAAGTCGCAGACCGCATCATCGAGCGGGAGGCGAAAGACCCGAAGCTGTCTTACGGTGTCCTTGACCCTTCCGCATTCAAACAAGACGGCGGCCCCTCGATCGCCGAGCGCATCAACGGCAAACTGGTCAAGGCAGAGCTCGCCGCCTTCCGTCCTGCGGACAATGCACGCGTCAGCAGGATCGCCGGCCATGGCGGCGGCCCCATGAGCGGCTGGGATGTGGTTCGATCAAGGATGATCGGAACGGGCACCGCGGTCGATCCCGATCCCATGATTTTCTGGTTTTCGACCTGCGTCGATTCCATCCGCACGATCCCGGTCCTGCAGCACGACATTCATCAGCCCGAGGATGTGGACAAGAACGCAGAAGACCATTCGGCTGACGATGCTCGGTACGCTTGTCTGAGCCGGCCCTACACCAAGACGAAGCTCGTGCCGGAAGCGCCGAAGGATGCCTATCGGCCTCCGAGCGAGACGATTCCGATGGACAGTTGGAAAACGCTCTAACAATATGACGCAATGAAGTCCATCCCCCGCCCTCCCGACGCCCCCCTTCAGTCCCTCGCCCGCCTCATCAATCATCGCCTCGCCAACATTGGCGCTTCCGTCAATTTCTACCGCATCGAGCATCCCGATCAGCGCATCGACACCGGGATCATATTTTCATGCGGACCACGGCGCGCGAACGTGGTCACGCAAACCCCGCTCGGTGAGGCCGACGCAGACGATATCGTGGCGAATGTGAATGCTTGGGTCGCGGAGCTGCGGCCAGAATCGAAATGGACGACTGATCCTAACGAGGCTTCGTAATGGAAAAGTGGTCTCGCGACGAATTGGATTACATTGTAAAACGCACGCTCGATCCTTCCACTTTGCCGCCCGGAATGCTTGACCAGATGAAGGCGGCGAAGGTCGGACCATTTGCCCATAGTGAGGCAGAATGGCAAGCGGCATTCGGAAAGATATTCGGCCGGGAGGCAGTAGACCGAAGTTTGACAAAGTGGCCCCGTTGATCCGCCTCCGCGCCATCGCTCTCTCGACCGTCTCCGGCATCACGCTCCGCAACGTACTGCCCGAGATTCACGATCTAACGCTCCAGACCATCAGGCTCAGAGCCGGGCTGCGGCTCGGCGTCGTACAGGTGTTTCCGGCATGAGAAAGCATCCGATCGTAGATTTGATGGAGCGCGATCCCTCATTAAATGTTTATTATGCGGGGTTTGTCGTCTATGGACGTTGGATTTCATTGGAGGAAGCAAAGGAACTATTCCCCGATGACAAAACGCATGAAAACGAAAAACGCTAAACCAGAAAACAACGGCGCCGCGTCTGAACCCCGCACCCTCACCACGAGTCGTGTGATCGATGCCGCCTGGCGCTCCATCATGGAACAGACCATCCCGCCCGAGACGCATGCCGATCTGGTCAAGACTTACAAGCGATTTTTCTATGCGGGCGCCAAGGCGCTGATCGATTCGTTCGTCTATTCCGACATGCTTGACGAAGATGATCCGACCTATGCGACCGAGCGTGATGTCGATCGCGTCGATGCGATCTTGCACGAGATCAATGCGTATTTTGTGGAGGTAGCGGCGGGGCGGCAATGAGCATGGATTTGCGAAAATACCCAACGAATGTTCTTCAGCATGTATCGGCGATCATCCATGCCGACGTTGGCCAGGTTGTGCAGGTAAAGGTTGAATGCGTCGATCAAGCCAACAATCTCATTCGTGATATTCGTAAAATTCTCAATGGAGTCATACCGGAAGAGATCGATGCTGAAATCAGACGACGGGCGAATTGAGGGATGCCCGATGAGGGGCGACAATGAAACGATTCCCACGAATTAGGCCGGGGCAAAAACCAATTTTTCGACTTGATTCGAAAACTGGAAAACTGTGGGTTATCTGGTTGATGGTTTCAAAGCGGATCAATAAGCGCCGTGCCTGATCCAAACTCCCTTCGCGTGATGTCCGCCATCGACCGCATGCCCAAGGGCTTCCGCGCCCTCGTCCATGAGTTCGGCGCCGTCATTGTCGACAAGATGATGGCGGACGGATACTCGGACCCGGGTGAGCTGCGGACCGTGCTGGAAGGCTGGCGCGAGCGGCGACAGGAAGAGTGGCTTAGGACGGATTATCTGATTCGGCGCAGAACGTTCGATGAGTGACGTTCAAGCCAATTGGCTCGCGGTTGCCGTTACGGGCCTCGTGTGGTGTTCGATCATCGTGGGGGCTTATGCGCGGCTTGAAGAGGCGAGGGCGCTAGAGCCTGTGACGCAAGAACATGGTGAGGCGGTGCGTATTGGAGCTGATCATCCCGATTCTCGTGCTTTGATGGACTTGCATTAATGCCCCTCCCGTCTAAAGGCTCCAATTTTGTCTCGCGTGACGGGACGCTCGGCTACTGGTCGACGAACGCGCCGGATGATTTCGATTTTTCCGGGGGAGACGACGGCTTCTGGCCGGTAAGCAGGCTTAGGCAACAATATATTGATTATCTGACTGCATGTGTTCAAGAGTACGAGGAGGCCAAGCAGTCGCGCCACATGTACCATGGAGCTCAATGGAGTCCCGAAGAAATCGAAATTCTCCGCAAGCGCCGCCAGCCCATCATCACCGATAACCAGATCAACCGAAAGATCGATAGCGTCGCCGGCCTTGTGACGCGGTTGAGGCAAGACCCGAAAGCTTTCCCGCGCAATCCCAAGAATGCGGACGGCGCCGAGATCGCCACGCAAGCGGTGCGGTCGGTGCTAGAAGGCAATCAATGGAAATTTCTGGATGGCGCATGCGCTACGCAAGCCGGCATCGAGGGCATCGCCGGGATCGAGTTGAAGCTGATCGAGGGCGATCACGACGACCCCGATGTGGCAATGGAAATCGTGTATGGGGATGATTTCTTCCACGATCCCCGCGATATCAAGCCTCAAGTGCTCGGGCGATTCCACGGGCTCGCGAAGTGGCTCGACGTAGAAGAGGCGATCGAGCTTTTTCCCGACAAGGAGGAAGAACTTAGGACGCTGATGGTGGAGACCGGCTTCGATCTCACCACGCATGCCGATCGCGAGTACAAGTGGATTTACGTCAACGAAAAGCGGCTGCGTCTCGTCGAACACTGGTATATTCATGATGGGATGTGGTATTGGGCATTCTATTGCTCGATGCTTTTGCTGGCGCAAGGTGTATCGCCGTTCCTAGACGAGCGCGGCAAGCCAATGTCCCGGTTCGTTATGTTCCGCGCGAACATCGATCACGACGGCGATGCCTATGGCCTTGTCCGCACTCTGAAGGGCATGCAGGACGAAGTGAATCAACGGCGCAGCAAGGCGCTGTTTCTGTCGAATGTGACCAAGTTGACCGGGCAGAAAGGCGCGGTCGATAGCGTCGAGGTCGCGCGCCGAGAGAATGCGCGACCAGACGGGTATATCGAATACAACATGGGTTTTGAGCCGCCCGCGGCCGATCCCAACAAGGCCGCCGATCTCGCCAATCAACTGGCGCTGATGCAGGATGCCAGGCAGCAAATCCAGTCCTATATCAATGTAAACCCGACCTTGATGGCGCAGGATGACCAGCATTCCGGCGTCGCCATCAATTACATGCAAAAGGCTGGAACGGCTGAGCTAGGGTCTTTCCTCCGCAATTACTGTGCCTGGAAACTCCGGGTCTACAAAGCGATCTGGAATATCGTTTCGCGGACTTGGCAAGCCGATCGCTGGATTCGCGTGACTGACAATCAAGGGCTCCCACAATTTTTTCAGATCAACGGCATGGAATTGGATGAATGGGGCCAGCCCGTCATCATCAATGCGATAGGTCAATTGAACGTCGAGATATCGATGGACGAGGGGCCTGATGTCGCAAACCTCATGCAGGACGCCTACGAGATCATCAAGGATGATCCGACCATCCCGTGGAGCATCAAGCTCGAATTCATGCCGATGCCGGCGGCAATGAAGAAGTCGATCGAGCAGAAGCTGCAGCAGCAAGCGCAGAGCCAGCCGCCCGATCCGAAGCTGCAAGCCGTCCAGCTCAAGGCGCAATCCGACGAACGCTCGGCGCAACTCAAGTTTCAGCAGGATCAGCAGAAGGGTGCCGCCGAAGTCCAGCGTGCGAACGTGCAGGCAGAAGCGGAAAAATTCAATGCGCAACAGGACGCGCTTGCGCGGACGCAGGACCAGCAAGCCGCCCGCGAACAGCACGCGCAAGACCTCCGCATGGAAATGATGCGCGTCGAAGCGGAGCGCGAGAAGATCAGAATGCAGATCGAGCAGGCCAGACAGGAGCATGAGTTCGCGATGGCAGAACTGCAGCGGCAACATCAGACGAAACAAGCCGAGCATGCGGCCAAGCGCAAGGCTGCGGCGATGCAGGCGCGGCGACGGCCTGCAGCAGCGGCGGCACGATGAGTATTATTGTCCCGACCATAGCCTTTGCCAATTCCGTTGATGATGGTGACGGCTGGGTCATATCCTGGGCGATGGCTAACGGCGATACCGGGTTGACGGTGACCAAACCGCCCACCTTTATTGGATTTGCCGATCGCAGCGTCCAGGTCGATGGCACGCTCGGCGCCGGATTTAATCTGTCATGGGAAGGCTCCAATGATGGAGTTAATTTCCACACGCTGCGCGATCCCTTCAACAATCTTCTGAATATCACAGCTGCGGATATTTATGAAGTACTGCAAGTCGTGGTCTTCGCCCGCCCTCGCGTGACTAACGGCGACGGGACGACCGCGGTGACCGTCACCGCCCTTTATCGCAGGACCAAGCCATGACGACAGCGCAACAGAAGATTCAGGCTTTCGAGTCCGCGAAGAAGTTTGGCGAACTGTTTCCGGGGTTGCTGGAGACTTTGCAGGAATGGGCGCAGATCGGCAGCATCCAAGATGTGGCCGATCGTCAGGTGGCTGAATCAGAACGCCGGCTTGCGGCGGCGAAGTCCGCGGAAGCCCAAGCAAAACTCGAACGTGATGCGGCTGCAAAACGAGATGTTGAGCGGTTGCAAACCGAACTTGACAATATTTCCCACAAAATAAATGCCCAAAACGTTACTTTGCAACGCGCAGTTGAAAGGATTGAGCTACAAAACAAACAGTCCATCGCACAAGCTAGGGCGCAGGTCGATACAGCTGCGGACCGCGTGAGAGAATTAAAAAAAGATGCCGCGGAATGGCAGGCTAAGATAGATCAAGCCAAAATTAACTATGCGATGGTATCAAGTGATCTGGAGCGGAAACGTGCCGAGCATGATAAGGTCAAGAATGTGATCGCGGAAGCGCTGGGAAGGTTGGGGCGCTGATGTCCCTTTCTCTCGACGGCCAGTCGACCCAGAACCACTCGACGACGACGCCGGTTACGCTTAGCCTGACCACAACTGGCGGCCCTGGGATTATCTACGTTGCCATTATTTCCAATAACTCCGTCGGCATCCCGACATCGGTGACATCACCCGATATTCCAGACCTTGCTTTTAGGGACCAAAGTACGGGGGGTACCAACAGAACCGAGCTATGGTGGGGCACCTATTCCGGACCATTGACAGCCACGATAACGATCGCAACCGGATCGGCATATACCACGGCGGTTGCGTTTGGGGTGTCCGGAGCAAAAACCGTTTCTCCGTTTGATACCAATGCGAGCGTGCCTGCAAAGTCCGGATCAAGCGCGCTTGCCTCGATCAGTACGGACAATGCCAATGATTTTATCTTCGCCAATTATATACCCTCAGGCGATCCAGAAAGCGCAGGGGCCGGATGGACAATGATCGGTGATGGTCACAACTTTCAGTTGGTTGAATACCAGATTGTATCTGCGACGCAGACATCGCTTCAGGCCACAATGAACAGCGGTTCGAACGGTGGTTCTGGGATAATGGATGCCGTTAAGGCGGCGCTTCTACCATTCCTGAATACCCCTCAACTTCTTGAGATATGATCCAATCCATGTTCTCAAAGCGCGAATTGGAAGGCTACTTTTGCGTTGATCACCGGCAGAGTCCGGGGATCACGCCGGAACAGGCGCTGGCGGTTGGGAGCAATGCGATTCCGGTGCCGGCAGGGATGCTTTTCGAGGCACCATTCATCAAGTGTTCGCATTGCTCGGCCAGCGTCGTGCTCAATCCCAAGCGGACGCGATCACGGGGGTACTGTCCGAAGTGTGATCATTATGTCTGCGATCTCTGCGAAGCCGACCGCGTGCGGACCGGCGAGTGCTACCCAATGAAGAAGTTTATTGCGGAATACGTCGATGCGATGGTGACGGGCAAGCCGTTTACCAGGATGCTACCGAGGTTCTAAGGAAACGCCATGGCTCGACGCACGACGGCCGTTACATCGATCACGCCGACCGCAACGGCCGACACTGTGGACCTTGTTGATGCCACCTATCCGTTTATCCTGCGAGGCGGCAGCGACACCCAGATCAATTATATCTGGGAAATCAAGATGAACGGCCAGGCCACGTCATCCGCGCCGACCTATATGCAGCTCGCACAGGACAGCCAAGTCGGGACTGGCAGTAATTCCTTGGGGGCGACACAAAATGACGCGCCGAATAATCCAGCGACAGCGGCATTGGCAGCGCCGGCTCTCGTTGGGAATACGAATGCAACCCTCAAACCGCGGCGCTCGTCAACGCTGTTGCTGCAGGACATGTCCTTCAATGCTAACGGCGGCATCCAGTTCATGAAGGCAAACAAAATCGAGGAATGTTACGTCGTGATCGGAAACGTTGCATCTACCGGGGGTGAGGTTTCGTTGAGCGCATTCACCGGAGGGACGCCGGGCGCGATGGGATGTTATATGGTCTATGAGAGCATGTGACAGTATGATCCAAGTCAAGCAATGCCGCCATGGCCGGCTGATGTTTTACGATAACGACGCCTATATTGGGCGCTCGCTAAATACGTCAGGCACATATTCCGAGGAAGAGATTCTGTTGTGGCAGCAGATCGTGCGCCCTGGCGACGTGGTGGTCGAAGTCGGTGCCAATATTGGTGCGCATACCATATGGTTTGCCAAGGCGGTCGGCCGAGACGGCAAAGTGTTTGCGATCGAACCTCAGCGGCAAATGTATCAGATGCTCGTTGGCAATCTCGCGCTCAATGAGATCACCAACGCCAATGCCATGATGGGAGCCGCCGGAGAGAAGATCGGGACCGTTCGCGTTCCGCCGGTTGATTACGACAAAACCGGAAACTTCGGTGGCCTTTCGATCGGCGGGGAGAGCGGCGAAGAGGTTGCAGTGATCACGCTTGACTCGTTCCGTATGACGCGCGTCGACCTTATCAAGATCGATGTGGAGGGCATGGAGGCGAGCGTATTGCGTGGTGCGCATCAGACCATCGAACGATGTCGGCCGGTGCTTTACGTGGAAAACGACCGCAAGGAAAAGTCTGACGAATTGATCGCCCTCATCTCCGATATGGGATATCGGCTCTATGGCCACACGCCGCTTATCAATCGCGAGATATTCGGCGATACCGTGTCGCTCAACATGCTGTGCGTGGTTGGCGATGCCAATATCACTGGACTGCGCGAGATCGACCGCGATCACGCCATGCGACGCCAAGCCATGGTTGCGGCGCTTGAGCATGGGGCGGTGTTGTGATGCTCCAGCGCCCCGCCATTGCGCCGATCAACGTCGTCTGGCCGCCGGTCGATCGAGAAATCAAAAAGAAATGGGCTGGCGTTTGCCGCATGGGCGGCGTCGGCGACAATCTGGTCGCCGCTTCCGTGCTCGCGCCGCTCAAGCGCGCCGGCTACATGACGGAAGTGATTGCGCAAGCGCCACACCACGTCATGTTCGAAAACAACCCGTTCATGGATCGGCTTATCGTCAAGCAGAAGGAAGACTTTCCCGGCGATGGCGGACTGCAATGGCAACAGTGGTTCGATACGCGTGGCCGGGAATACGATCTGTTTGCCAATCTGTCCCACACCATGGAACACCTAGTCGCTTTTTTCCCAGGACAGACCGCATTCTATTGGCCGGCGCCGTTCCGCCGCAAAATGGCGGATCACAGCTACATCGAACTCGTCCACGACATGTTTGGCATGCCACACGAATTCGGTCGGCTGTTCTGGCCAACCGATGAGGAGTGCGAAGATGTTGTCGAAAAGCGCCGGCAGTTCGGTTCGGATCGGCTGGTCGGATGGTGCCTGTCGGGGACGAGGATAGACAAAGTATGGGCCTACGCTCCGATGGCCATTTCGCGGATCATCCGGGAATTGGGTGCCCATGTCATTCTGCTCGGCGCGCCCTCGCTACAGCATATCGAGATGGCGCAGACTGTCGAGAGCGAAGTCGCCCGGCACAATGGATCGACAAAAGGGCTCAATACCGCTCTGTCGCTCGATGCCGCTAATCCACAATGGCCGATGCGTCGCATTCTCGCCATGGCCGGCGCCTGCGATCTCGTGATCGGCCCGGACACAGGACCGATGTGGGCCGTGGCATTCGAGTCGATGCCAAAGATCATGATGCTGTCGCATGCGAGCGCGAAGAACATCACATCGCATTGGGTGAACACCAGGACGCTGCATGCTGATCAAGGCCGTGTTCCGTGCTGGCCTTGTCACAGGCTCCATAATGGGATCGAGACTTGTCGGCCCAACAAGGAAAACAACGGAGCGGCGTGCATATCCGACATCAGCGTTGAAACCGTTGTTTCGACCGCGGCCGAACTTCTGGAGATAGACCATGGCTAACATCTCGCAATACATGCAATTGAATATGCTCTCCTGGGTGCTCGGCGGATCGCCGACCAAGCCGTCGGCCTGGGGCGTCGGTCTGGGCACGTCGTCTCCGACTTCCATTGCCGGAGGCGAGTTATCGACCACGTTTGGTTACACGCGGCAATCTATGGCCTGGGGTTCGGCGGGCAGTCCGACCAGCTCCGGCACAGTCTCGAATGCCAGCGCCGTCACGTTCGGCCCATTCACCACGGCCGCGACGGTTTCCGGCCTGCAAATCTGGGACACCATGTTGTCGGCAGGCAGCGGCAATATGTTGTTCGAGGGACTTCTCGCGGTGGCGCGTACGATGGCGAGCGGAGAGAGTTTGGTGATCCCGACCGGATCGATCCTAGTTACGCTGGCGTGAGGCGATTGTGTTTAACTTCGCAGCGTTAGGTGTGCTGCTACTGTGCTGTTACAAAATGGATTCGCATCCGTTAGCCGCGGTGTTTGTGATCTTTATGATGCAGCACGTCTGGCGCTGGTGGAATTACCCTATGGATCGGGAGTCAAACCGATGGCAGGCGTAGGAGCTAAACTGGCGTTGACGGCGCATGCCGAAGTCGTGACGGCTTTGGAGATGATGATCGCCCGTGCGATAGCCCCCAATCCCGGCGAGGCAGCCCATGAGCATATCGTTGCGGCGCGGCATCTGATTTCCCGTTTACGCGATGCGGGATACGAGATCATAAAGAAAAGCTGATGGCCGGCGGCACGTCGCAATACATGCAGCAGCGCATGCTTTCCTGGGTGTTTGGCGGGTCGCCGACAAAGCCGACAGCCTGGGGTGTGGGCCTGTCGCTTGGAGTGCCAACCAGCATTGCGGGATCGGAAGCATCGGTCTCCGGCTATGCGCGACAAACGGCGACGTGGGGTGCAGCGGGATCGCCAGCCAGCTCCGGCACGGTCGCCAATGCTTCGGCGATCGTATTCAACCTATTGTCAAGGGCGACCTATACCGGATTCCAGATATGGGACGGGCTTGGCAGTTCGAACTCCGGAAATATGCTGGCCTGGGGCACCCTTTCGACGGCGGTGGTGGCGTCTTCCGGTGATTCTGTTTCATTTTCCATAGGGGCTCTTCGGATTACTCTGGCATAGGGCTAGACGCTTATGACAGCCCGTAATGCCGTAGGCGTCATTACAGAAGTCGGCGGGTTAACCGGCGCACCAACGACGCCGCAGCAATTTGCGTCGGCGACGTTGGGGGGACAGGGCGGCCTTACTGCTGCCGCGACGATTCTTGCTGCTCCCACCGCGCCGTACATGTCTCCCCTCTGGGTGCCGCGGCCCCCGGAGGACTCTGTTTGGCAGTGGCAACCGCTGCCCCCGCCGCCGCCGTCCGCGGCGCAGACCGCATCGGCGATCCTTGCGGGCGCCGGTGGGCTCACTGCCAGCGTTCTCGGTCCATTCCAATTTGCGTCGGCGACGATCGCCGGTGCAGGCGGCATTGTCGAAGCAGACAGCGGCGCAGTCCAGTTTGCGTCGGCGACATTAGCGGGGTCCGGTAACCTTACCGCCAGCGCGCTAGGGCCGTTCCAGTTTGCTTCGGTCACGCTCGCCGGTGTCGGCGCCCTTACCGAAGCCGACAGCGGCGCCATCCAGTTTGCCTCGGCGGTTCTTGCTGGTTCAGGCTCGCTCACCGAGGCTGATTCAGGCGCCGTTCAATTTGCTTCTGCGGCGCTTGCCGGCGTCGGAAGTCTTGCGGAAGCGGACAGCGGCGCGGTTCAGTTTACGGCCGCGACATTTGCCGGCATCGGCAATCTGGCCGCCAACACTCAACAGATCACATCCGCTGTTTTAGCGGGTGTCGGCGGGCTCTCGGCCAATAGCCCAGGCATACAGTTTGCCTCGGCCGCACTTGCCGGTGTCGGCGCCCTTATCGAAGCAGATAGCGGGGGCATACAGTTTGCCTCAGCCACGCTGGCGGGCACTGGGGCGCTAGCCGAAGCCGATAGCGGTGCAATTCAGTTTGCTTCGGCTGCGCTGGCCGGTACTGGCGCGCTCACGGGGAGCGCGTCCGGGCCGCTCCAGTTCGTATCGGTGCAATTCGGCGGCGTCGGCGGTCTTTTTGCCGATGCCATCGGTCCGCTCCAGTTTGCGTCGGCGACGCTCTCCGGAACTGGGGGCCTTGTCGAGGCCGATAGTGGTGTAGTCCAGTTTGCGTCGGCGACGCTGGCCGGTTCGGGCGGCCTTGCCGCGAGTACACAGCAACTCGCATCAATCGTTCTTGCTGGCGTCGGCGGCCTTGCGGCGGCCGGTACCGTCCTCACTCCGGGTAATGTCGTCCAGGCGGAATTCGACGGTATTGGCGGCCTTGTTGCTGCTGCCAATGCGCGATACGTCGCATCGGCGACATTCGCCGGCGAGGGAGGAATGACCGCAGTGGCCACTGGTGGCGGCGGTCCCACGACTGGTGCAGGCGAAATTATCACTCGCTGGCGGCGGCGCGGCAGAAGGTAGAGACACATGAAAGTGGACGAAGCCATATTCTGGGGGCGTTTCCTGCCAGCGGCGCTCATTGCCGGAGCCCTGCTGCTGCTGGGCATTGAATACGCGGGCGCCCAGGCCAACTGGCCGACCCCCGGAAATCAGTCGGTCGGCGGCTCCGTCCAGATGTGCCTCAACAGCGCATCGCAGGCGATTCCATGCACAGGAACTGCGGGCGCCGCCGGTTATCCGGCAGGTGCAACACCGATCGGTGGCGCATTCTCTGGGGCCGACACAACATCGCAAGCCGCGACGCTCGCACTGGCCTCGGGGAAAACGACCTATATTTGCGGGTTTACGGTTTCCGGTCTCGGCGCTACTGGCGCGACAACAGTTGTCGTAGCTGTGGCCACATTGGTTGGGAGCACGACGCTTAGTTATAGCTATGTGTTTCCGGCGGGCGCAACGGTCGTCACTACGTCGATCGGCAAGGAATATTCGCCCTGCATTCCGGCCAGCGCCGCGGCGGCGGCGATCACGGTGACCGTGCCCGGCGCTACCGGAAATACCGCCACTCAAATCAATGCCTGGGGATTTCAGTTCTAAATGACATCCCGTCTTCCCCTCGTCCTCGGTCCGACCGGCCTGCCAGAGCAATTGCAGGCGGGGGATACGCTTTCCGGAGTATCCGGAAGCGGGACGGTTACCAGTGTTACCTTGACACTGCCATCATTCCTGAATGTGAGTCCCGCCACCATCACGACGGCAGGGACGTTCGCTGTAACGCTTGCCTCTCAGGCTCCCAATGTTGTTCTGTCTGGACCGGCCTCCGGCGGTTCTGCAACGCCGACATTCCGGGCGCTGGTTGCGGCTGATCTTCCAACTGCTACCACGCTGGCGAAAGGTGCTGTCAGGCCGGACGGAACGACGATCACAATTGTCGGGGATGTCATCAGCGCGTCGGGGGGCGCGACCGGAAGTGGTGTTAATCTTACCTCTACCTATGGCCTTGTTGGTGATGGCGTGACGGATAATGCCACTGCGTTCCTGGCCATGACGCAGGGCTTGCGGACCCTCGGGCTCCACAAAAGCCCTGGGGATTGGACTCCTGGTCCGAATACCTACAATAAGACAATTACTGCAACATTCACATCAGGCACCCCCGGCACGGTCTCAACTCCGCATCCGCACGGCCTTCGCGCTGGTGATCCTGTTGTATTTTCCGGCTCGCCTCCGTCTCCATTAGTCGCTGGCACGGTGTATTACACTTCCTTCTTTGGGATGACTGCAACCGATTTTCAACTCATATCCGTCGATCCCTGGACGCTTCTGACAAACGGCAACTCTACCATTTATTCGGGATTCGCTTATCCGACATCGATTAATTTTGGGTCTGGCACTGCCACTGTCTATTTCATCAACCAAGAATTGATGTATCTAACTCTTGAGCCCGGAAATTACTTTACATCATCAAACGCCCAGTTCGCCGG